TACAAGGCATTGCTCCACCGGTCCAATGCCAGCTTGGCCACCTTCTCAGCCGGTGACATCAGGAAGAATCTTTCGGTCTGGGGCGCGTCGGCGTTATCCAAAAGCTGCACCGCGGCCAGCACGTTGGCGTCCGACAATGCCGTGCCCAGGGTGCCCACCGTCTGGGTGAAGCCCGCGACGTCGACGGCCAGGTTGGTGTCGACGTCCTTGGCCAACGCGTACCCCAGCTTCTGCTGGTATTCGGATTGGACATCGATGATGCTCTGCACCTTGACGATGTCCTCAATTCCCAATGCTGCATACGACCAGATGTTCAGCGTGATCGTGGTCGCCGTCTCGGCCACCGTTTCGTACACGATCGCGGTATTTTCGGTCTTGGCTCGAGCCGCGAGGTTGCCAATCGAGGCGACCTTGACGGTCTTGCCCACGCTGGCATCGTTCTCGAAGCCGCGGTTGACGCTCTTGGCGAACAGCAGATTCGACTCTGTCGCCCGCAGTACCTGCTTACTCCAGATATCCGCTGGAGCTCCCCCAGCTTTCGAAGGGGGGCCGACTATACCATCGAGGCCTGAATAGCCTCGCCGACCGTGTAGTCTGTGAAGGCTTCGGAGCGACGATTGCGGAACATGTCGAGGATTTCCAGTTCGCGTGCCGTGTACGGCTTGTCGTGACCTGGCATTGCGAGTCTGAACTCGCAAAACTCGTACATCACCTTCGCTTGATCTCGTTTGGTCCGCAGGTACGGCAGCAGTAACGGTAGCCATCGAGCGCACCGTTTCAAACCCTCCGCACGGATCTGCCAGAAATCCGGCTTCGCATGCCCGTTGAGATTGATCCCGCGGCGTTGTCGGTCCCACACCAGGTGCGGGAGGTGATACGCCTCGAGAACATCGAGCAGATATGCGAGCGTCGGCCGGTCCGTGTTTCCGACAGTGATCCGCGGCGTGAAGTACGCGCGCTTATGCGGCCGGTTACTTCGGGATGCAACGAGCTGCTGAAACCCGAACGAACCTTCACCGTCGATAAATCCTGCTAGCCATGCGAGATCAGTCTCTCCGAACTTGCCCTGCTGATTGCCCATGTATTCTTCACTCTTTTCCCTTAGTAGGTGTGAAGACTTTAGGGTATCCCAGCAATAGAGGTCGGTTTTACAGCCCCAATTCAGTGCGTTTCAGGGCTGAAGACGCCATCACTGATGGTCTTATCTACGAATTCCGTTGCGCCTGTGGCCACTTGACGTGAACCCCCTAATGTTGACGAACGGGGATCCCTCGGGTTGACCGATGGCGTACCCCTGGCTTCGGCTTACCGTTCTCGTCGAACAGCGCCTCATATTCTCGAAGCGTCATGGCGGCGATCATTTCGTCTGTCACTTCTCGGACGCGACCGGGGGTACCAGAGTCGCGCTCAGGGACAGGCTCGTCACCGTTTATCTCAGACATCACCGATTTCCGCAGTGCGGACTCGCGCTTACTCACGCCGAGCTCCACTGCCTCGTTGACGACGTCTGCGATGTATTCTGCCACGCCTTCGTCATAACCCTTGCCCGCCCCGTAGGTTTTCCCGGCGATCTTCTTCTGGATCGTTTCGGGCAGGGTTCGCTGAAACTTCACGATGCCGTCCATGAACGGCCCGGCGGCCTGGGCGGCTTGCTGCGACGCGAGCTGCCCTTGCAACTCGCGCTGAGTCATCTCGCCCAGGGTGTACAGGTCGTTGTTGGCGGCCGCTTCCAGTTTGGCTCGCTCCTGCGCCGCGCGCTCTTGCTGAGCCTTGATCTCGTTGAACCGGCGTTCGGCACGCGCGCCTATCACGCCGGACATGACCTCGTCTTTTTCGAGCTGGTCGCGCGGCAGGTTCTTGGTGATCAGCCGCAGAGCTTCGACGGGGTCTTTGGCGTCCCGCACCTGGTCGAACCAGGCGAGATCGGGTGTCGCCGGGTCGGGCTCAGCAGTGTCCTGGGAGCCTGACTCAGGAACAGGCTCTTCCGATACTGCCTCGCCCGCCGTCACGGGACTGGCCGCGTCAGAGTTGGCACGCCCACGACCGCGAGGGCGGGGCGCCGACGGCTCGGACGACGAGCTCTCCTCGTCATCGACCAGGTCGGGGTGAACGTTTCGGTCCCAATCACCTGGCATTACTTCTTGCCCTTCGCCCGTCGCTGCACATCCAGCGCGATCGCTACCGCTTGCTTGACCGGTTTACCGGCCTTGACCTCGGCCCTGATGTTCTGACCGACCGCGGCTTTACTGGCGCTCTTCTTGAGTGGCATCACTCAACCCCTCCGGATCGTGCCCACGGTGTTCGGGGCGTTGAACTGGGGCAGCGTGTTTTTGATCTGCGCCAGCGAGTCGGTCGGGTCCAATCCGTACTTCTCCTGCATGCTCTGCAAGATCAGGTTCTGCGTCGTCGGCGAGGCTCCGAGAAAGCTGGTGGAGTCGATCTTGTTCGGCGTCGGGGTGGCGTCCAGCCAGGACTGCGCCGTCGTCTGGTTGGCCGTCGGGTCTTGAATATCCGAGATCAACTGGCTCAGGTACCCCATGCCACCCTGGGTGTTGCCACCGGCCGTGCCCACGCCCGCGACCGTGGTCGGCGCCTGGAACCCAGCCGTCGGCATGCCCTGCAGGATGCGGCCTGCCTGACCGATCACCTGGGCCTGCCTGAATGGATTGGCCTGCATCGCGGCCGCGGCATTCACCGCGCCCATCTGCTGCGCGTACGCCTGCTGCTGGGCCGCCAGCGTGGTCTGACCGGCCGTCGGCGCGGCGTTCTGGCCGTACAGATTGGCCCATTGGGCCTGTGCCGCCAGCGTCGGAGTGCCAATCCCGCCCGGTGCGGCGCCAGCGGACGCCGGGATCAGGCTGGCTGGCATGCCGCCTGCGACATTGCCCGACTGGGCTAGCCCCTGGTTCCACTCGGACAATGCGGTCTGGGCGGCGGCCGCGGGCGCCCAGCCCATACCTGCCAGTTGCTGGCTGCGCGCGGTGATGTACTGGTCCTGCGTCAGACCTCCACCAGCACCGCCGGCCGTGCCAGGCGCCTGGTAGTAGCCCGTCAGGCCCGCGGCGCCGATCGCCTCGTTGTACGCCTGAAGCTGCGCCTGCTGGGTTTGCTGGCCGTTGTACTGGCCCGTCAGACCCGCCTGGGTGACCGCCAGATTCTGGTTGTACTCGCTGACGTTCTGGTTGAACTGGTCCTTATTCAGCCCGAACGTGGCGTCGAACTCGCGGACCTGCTCGTCGAACGCTTGTTTGTTGCCCGACGCAATGGCGCCGAGCAAACTGTTGATGCCCGCGGCAAGCTGCTGGCCCGACTGCTGAGTGACCGTCTGTGCGACGCCGCCGGGCGTACCGCCGCCTGCGCCGCCGCCACTACCGGCCTGTTGCGTCCCGGTCGGCGAGCTATCGGCGCCGTAGCTGCCGCCCGTCCACGACGACATCCCTCGCGCGGTGGCCGCCGTCTGCTCGGCTTCCTGCAGCGTGTTGCCGGACGCATTGATGAACCCACTGCCCGACGGATCTGGGAGCGTGAATGTTGGCATGACCTAGCCCACCGTGACCGTGATTGGCGGTGGCTTGACGGGCGCACCTGGGGCGACAAATCCTGGCATGCCCTGCAGCCCGCCCTGTGCCAGACCACTGATCGGCATCCCTGGCGAGCCTGGCGTTGGGTACAGGTTCATGCCACCCATGTTCGCGCCTCCCTGCGCTAGACCTCCGTAGGTCGTCCGCTGCTGCACCGGCGGTGCCGGCTGCGTCTGCTGCGTGGTCGTCGTGACCGGCGCCGTCAGACCACCATTCTGTGCGCTTTGCTGCGCGGCGTTGGTCGCCGCAACCGCGGGGTGCGGTGAGCCCGTCACCTGGTGGTACTTGTCCAGCATCTGCTGCAGCACGCCCACCGCGGTCTGGGTGGCGGGATCGGCCATGTTGCTCGACGGATCGGCCATCTGCACCATGCGCGCCGCCGAATCGAGCGTGCTCTGGCCGCCCATCATGTCCGCCGTCCAGCCCCCGATGCCACCCACGAGCTGCTCGCCGAGCACGGCCGGCGCCGACATCAGGTTCTTGGCGCCGGTCGCCTGGCCCAGGATGTTCTGCAGCATCCCGCTGGCCGTCTGAGCTCGCTGCTGCAACAGGCCAGCGCCCGTCTGGGCGTTGCCGCGCGTGTTGCTCAGGATGTCGCCCGCGGCGGTCGTGACGTTCTGCTGCTGGGCCGTCTCCGCGTTGGTCTGCGCCGTGTCGGCCGTCATCCGCTGGTTGGCCG